AGACTTATTAACGTAGGATACATCTTCTTGCCCTACACCTTTGCGGTCACCTATTACTTTATAAGTGGCATAAGGTAATTTTGGTATATCACCTGTTTGATCTGCCCTTATAATCGTTAAATCAGTGTCGTCCAAGAGCTGTTTGCGAATTAATTTAATTAAATTCACTTTTCTCGCCACCTCATCAAGTAAATATTCACATCTGTATAAGCTGAAAAGTCTTTGAAAGCTTGTACAGTGTATTTTTGGTTATTGTACTCAACCTTTGTGCCTTCTGGTATGTGATCAACTGTTAACAATTTCTTTCCTTTCACAGTATAAGTGCCGTTTTCATCATATTTTAAATCATCATTACTAAGAGGTAGGATGATGCCAGTCAATTCAGTTGGAATTACTACGCCATTTACCCATTCACCATCAATATAACTACCATTGCCCATTAAATGAGCAATAAAGGGTACTCCTTGATCATGAATTACGGATGCAAATAACATTTTTTCTGGCATTAACGACTCACCACCTTGTAGGTGATTCTCATACGTAAACCACCTTTATCAATTAATGGATTACTAGACCCTTTTTGAGCGATTGTTGACGGAGCATTAGGCGGATCATCTAATTGTGTGAGTTTCCTTTGAATATCCCCTACCATCTTTGCCCCCAATCGTTCACAAATAGTACGAGCGTTCATTTGTCCATCCAATAGTTTAGGTAGTTGTTTCTTCACGAATTTGGCCCATTCACCATTCTTTTCATCAAATGTAGACCTCAAAAAAGAACGTTCAGGAATCACTATGGACCCTCTTTCTTTACGTATGGTGATACCAAATTCATGAACAGCTGCAATCATGGCATAAAAAGAGTCATCACTTCCAAAAATACCAACTTCAATCTCATACCCTGCTAATTCACGCATTGATTGAATTAATTGAGGAATATGATTTGTACCCCTTATCCTTACACTACACATTACAACACCACCAAATTAATCGATTTCTTTGGTTTTAATTGATCAGCCAACTCATCCATAATGCGTTGATATTCTTGACCATACTTTGATGCTAGAAGCCCAATGTTTTTACTTGGATCACTATATTGACGTTCAATAACATCAACTTTTTCACGAATCACTGTTTGTTCTTTAGTTATGCTCAAAACAGCTAAATGAGCTGCTAAATAGCGTGCTAATCGCTCTTGATATTGCTCTGGAACATTTAAAGAGGACACTTCTAAGGAAGCATCCTCAATGTACATTGTTAATCGGTCATCTGAAATAGAAGTAAATTCATCACTAAGCATACGAATGCGCTCTAATGACGTTAATAGCATGTGAATCCCTCCTATTTTTCGGGATTTTTCAAGTCTTCAATGCGTTTATTGATGGCATCCAGTACCGTTTTACGATCTTCTTCAGCTTTCAGGGACTCTAACATATCGATATCGAACGCATCTTCAATCATTGCGATTGCATCCTTGGCCGAAGGTCTTGCTTTGTTATTGTCATAGACAAATTCACCTTTATCATTGAGGTGCTTCATCAGTGGATGAGTTAGAAAACGTTCAAAGTCCATCACATCTACTTTATTTGTACCTGGATTAAGAGTTAAATCATTGGCTGTGTACGAATGATTTCCTTTGTTCTGTACTAACACAATTATTCCCCCTTTAAATTCCATCCGCACGGCAAATAGCCATAGGATAACGAATAATTAAGCCTGTTGTACGTTCTTCAAATGGCACTTTCGTGTTAGGGAATGCGTATTCTTGTGGATGACGCATGATATCTAAAGGTATACCAAGTTCCACAACATCAGGTGAAGAATCTAAGACGACAAAGCAATCTGTGCTAGCTAAACCTTTTCCTTTTAGATCATTAATTGTTTCAATGCGTTTAAAGAAGTTTTCTGACTGAATGTACTGTAAAGCAGTTTGCTTCGTAAATTCATTGAATACTTTCTTTTGAAGTTGCTTCTTTGCGTCAGGTGTTAAGAGTAACGTGTCAGCTTCATGGCCGTTTAACATATCAACTTTAGATTTCGCTTCGATAATGTCGTCAACAATTTCCTCACCTGTTTTATCTGCCCACTTTGTAGATGTGCCACCCTTGTTCTGTGGTGTTGCGTACACTTGAATCCCTACTGCATCCGTTAACCCCTTAATTTTGTGCGTTTTGTCACCAGAAAAAGCAATTTGATTTTCTTTCTCTGCAATAGCTTTACGAACTGTATCAGCCTTTGTAACGTCGATAGCACGACCAGCCATTTGAGCTTCACGAACTTCCTGAACTGAAATGTTGAATGCAGCAGCGATTGAATAAATCTTTACTGTTTCTTCTTCTAAGTCAGCATCTACTAACGGCACATCCGTTGCACCTGGTGCTAAAATTTTAGCAGCGCCTGAACGTGTTAAAACATCATAACTATACGTTTTTGCTCCTGCTGGAATATCAGTTTTTAACGAGAAGATTGAGCGTGCTTTTAATTCTGAAGCATGTGGTTCATACACACGCTTATCAATTGCGTTTAAGTCTTGTGGGCGGATTAAAGCATCTCCGCGATACGATTGAATTGTCATGTAAAGTTTCCCCCTTAAGGTAAGTTAATTTCAATTTCTACTAATTGATCTGCTGTAGCATTGGCTTTAAATACAGCATTTTTCACTTCGATAGAACCATCTACAGTAAACTTTTGAGTAGCAGGATCTACTTTTACAGCTTGGCCGTTGATAACATCGCCACCAGCAACTACAAAAATACGACCACGTTTAACTATTGTTGCAGGTTCACCAACTGGATAGTTCTGGTCATCTTTCTTTTCTACGTAATCATGGATATTTTGAGCTAAAGCAATACCAATTACAGTACCACCAGTGACAATAGGCTTAATTGCTGTGCCTGTTGCGTTTAATTGTACTGCTGCACCAAATGGTACTGTTTGTTCAACAGCGTATGTGTCCGCTGTGTAATCTTGATAACTAGATAATTGTCCAGCTTTCCCTGCCGGCTGCATATAATCAGGATAATTTGTAATAGGCATGAAATGGGCCTCCTTAATTTCGCATATTTAAGCGTTGATTTTTTAGTTCTTCTAATTCTTTATTGCTTGATGCATCCCCAGTGTAAGCACTATTGTGACCTGTGCTTGAGAAGCCATTTGATTGTACTTGCTCCACAGTTGCATCAAAAAAGGCGTTGATATAGTCATCTGACTTACCATCACCTTTAAATTCCGCTTTTGCAGTCGATATAACGGCTTCTTTAATCTCCCTCTCTGATTTGCCTGTAAAATCGAATGAATCACCTAGAATCCGCTGTGACGCATTAATTAAAGCCACTCGCTCTTCTACTTTCTTATCTAATTCATCAGCAGAGAAGAATTTTTCTTTTAAAGTTGCAATCTCTTGATCTTTGGATTGTAATTTAATCTCTAATGCATCCAGACGACCTTGCAAAGCATCAGCACTATCGCCTTTCACCTTTGCTGTTTCCTCTTTTGCTTTTAAAGCTTCAATATGTGCTTTTACTGCTGGGTCTACCTCATACTCGACACCTTCAATTTTGATTTTTGCCATCTCAGTGTTTCCTCCTTCTTTTTCATCGATTTGCCATGCGTCTGAATCTGCCCGTATAGCAACCTCGGGACCTGCTCGTCCTTTTTCAACAATCGCTATGTGATTAATTTCAACATTACGCTGAACATATTCGTACTGATCGCCATTGTATGTTCCACTTTCCGCAACAACATCCGACAAGAAACCAATGCTGATTTCGTTGTACCCACCATGTATTTTTTCAATGAGCGCCTTGTCCGTTACGGTCAACGAAATATAGAGTTTGAAGTCCTCTACACGAGAATCTGTATGGCTCATACCTTTTGCATAGGCTTGATAGTTATCAATTGTTACCGGCTCATTAGGATGGCCGTCAGTAATGGGCTTAGAACGTGCAGAACGTATTGTTCGGTCACTAAAGATTTCGTCAGGCAGTTTTGCCTCCATCTGAACCGTGCCATCTTGTCGTTGATATGGAAAAACACCAGGACGAGTAATTGGCACATTGACCGTTAAATACCCTTCTGGTGTTTCCATGTAATCTTTAATATAAGATGTGTCGTAGCGTTGTAGTTTCAATGTTTCACCTCCTTTAAATGAAATTGAATAAAATTACAATATAAGTTATTATTTGAAGTATATAAATTATAATGGAGGCTGATAAATTTGGGTATGGCACCTACGTTATCAAAAGAAGAACGAAATTTAAATTATAAAACTGTTGAATCTATAATAGAAAATGAGAATTTTATATTAAAAGAAAAATACGAATTACCTGTTGTTATACAAAAGGAAAATGAAATAATTATTTCTGATGTATTTCCAATAGAATTCAGATATGATACTGAATGGTATAATTATGAACTTTATATTGATTCATTAACTTTAAAAGAACAATATCAAAAACAATATAACGTT